GTTACACTCTTGCAATTACAGAACATAATTTATATTTTGAACCTTTTATTATTAATAATAGTGCACAAACTTATAGTAGATATGACGTAGTTTATTTAAATTCTGATTATAGTACAATTCATACTTTAAAGGGTAGCCAATCTACAACCACTCCAAATAAGCCAAATTTCTTATTAAATAATAATAATAGTATTATATTAGGTTATTATAAATTTGATTATGTTACGGGGGCTACTCCTAGTTTCACTTCTACATATACACCAGTAACAGTAAACACCACAGGTTATAAATTATTGGCTGACGGTGTCGATATCTCAGTATCAAGCGGAGTAGCAAATGGTTTAAAATATCTCAATTTATACTTCATTGGAACCTCTGGTTCAACAGATTATACCAATTATGATAAAATGAGGAAAACTAAGATTTTCACAGAACTCTATACTAAGATACTTGCGGGTAAAGCTGTAATTATTAATTCAACCACTGGTTATAAATTTCCTATTACTGCAACTGTTTGGGAAGCTACTAGCGGTGCAGATGCATATATTCAAATATGGTTTGATGCCTCTATTGTAAATCCTTATGACTTTTATAGTGCTGGTGGATTTTTATTCTACTATGTAGATGATGAGTTATTATTCCATCCAAATGATATCAGTATCACAGGAGGTATCATAACAACACTTAAACCATATAGTGCAGTAGGTGCTGGTTTTGGTATAGTTGCTAAATATTCAACTTTATATCAAGATTATTTTAATGGTATAGTTAATAATGGCGATTATATTTATCAAAACAATGACTCTGAAAGCACTGTTAGAATATATTTAAAATTATATTTAAATGACAGTAAGGAACTAAATATTAGATTCGCTACTTCTCCTGAAAGTGATCCAGATGTTGAATTAACTAATATAGGAATTTCATATAAAGACCCTATAAATACTGGTATAACTGCTTTTGTAATTTATTCTAATAAATCAAGTTATAAACAGACTCTTGAGATTGAAAGCAATTATATAAGTGACGAATCTAATGTGAACTATGTTTATGTTGATAAACTTAGATATTCTGAAGTTGGTAAAGGTTGGTATTTAGAAGCATATTATGACACTACGTACTATACCGAAGGTGAAGGTTATATATTAGGTGCATCTCCAAGAAAACTCGTGAAAGTTATAAAATCAGTCATAGATACAGTAGATCCAATGCGTAGAATACTTTACACAGATGGTCCTATTAGAATACTACATAATAGTGGTTCCACCGGATATGATTATTATACCAATGCATATATGTCAATTGACAATTATATAACGGAGTATCGTGGTATTTCCTTAAAACCATTCACTGTGCATCAAGATTCAATGCCTAATGGTACTGATGCTAGATTAACAGACATTCTTAGTGTAGTTAGTAAAGAAACTAATTTAGCTAAGGGTCTTGCAAATAAGAATAGAATCGTATGGAGATATCTTATAGATTCATTTGGTCTTGGATTAACTGAAAATTCAAAACAATCGTTTGTCGACTTATGTGGATTAAAACTTAATTGTTTTGGTTTTATTAATATGCCAAGTGTAAGACAGTTTAAACAGTCTTTAAACCCAAGTTTTATTAATGAAGATAGAACTATTAATACTGAATATGTCAAAGAAGGAGGAAATCCAGACCTCAATCCAAGTTATCTTTATACCTTTGGTAGTGGAGTTGGCAGAAGTTGTGTAGGTTATTTCTTCCCATATATAAAAGATTCAACTGATAGTGCTAAATTTATTCCGCCTGCAGCTAAGGTAGCTAAGACATACATGAAGAAGTTTAGTGGAGGTTTACTCAATGCTTATCCTTGGCAGATCATCGCAGGTCCTCAATTCTCATTAATCACTGATATTAGTGAAATCGAAATGAGATGTACTAATGATGATTTAGAAAACTTCTATTCAATGGGGGCAAATCCAATCGTATATACTCTTTCAAGAGGATTTAACATTAACTCAGAAAATACTTCACAAGTATATCCGTTGAGTTCACTTAGTTACATTCACTCAAGAGAGGTATTAATCGAACTTGAAAACAGATTGTATGATATGTTACTTAACTATCACTGGAGATTTAATACTCCTGAAATTAGATCTGAAATTAAATTCAGAGCTGACCAGATATGTAAAGAACTTCTTGACGCAAATGCACTTTATGATTTCAAAAATGTTTGTGACAAAACAAACAACACTGATTATATCATAGATTTACAGATGGGTGTTCTTGATACATATATAGAAATCATAAAAGGAATGGGTATTATTGTAAATAATATCACCATACTTAAAAAAGGTACCATTTCTTCAGGTGGTTTCTTACCAGCTTAATCTTTAAATAGATAATAAAAAAGGAGGACTTTAGTCCTCCTTTTTTTTATAAACAAATTTTAAATTTCCAGAATCATATATTCTGTATATCTTTCTTTCTAACATTATTTCATGCTCTGTTTTTGTTTTATCATATCCTAATTTAACAAGTTCCGATTTTCTACATGAGAATCTGTGCTTTCTTATTTTATCTATGACGTAGTGATAATTAGGTCTTGTTTTATGTATAAAATCGAACCCCAGTTTTTCATAAAGATTTCCATTAGAATAGCCTCTATTAGCATATGAAACGATTTCTTTTGGTTTATATTCATTAATAAAATATTTAAATAATCTAGAAGCTCCTCCAACTATATTGCAATTAATCTTATTACAAAATCTACTTAATTCCCATTCATTTTCATTAGATTTATCATTCATCACTATTCTTTTTTTACCAAATGTCATGAGAGATACTAATTCGTCATTATAAAATAATCCTAATTTTATTAGAGAATTAACATATCCTTGTATATGATTCTGTTCTAAAAATGTTCTAACAATATCAATATCTTTAACTTCATCTATTCTACACTTGCGAGCATAAATCTTGGTAGAAGACATTTTCATTTTATTCAAGACCATAGATTCTACTATATTTCTTTTATGTATCCAGTCATCTTCCCAAATATGAATCAATTGAATTCCAATTTTTTCACATTGTTCTGTTTTTTCTATATGATAGTCTTCTGGTTTATTTAATTCATTATGCCACCATGTTCCATTAAATTCAAAAGCTAACTTAAATTCTGGTATATAAACGTCTAATTCCAAATCTATTAATCCTCTATTATTGAGAATCAAATCACCTTTATAGTTATTTTGAATAAATTGAAAAAATTCAATTTCCAATCCACTTATTCCTTTATTTATGGGATTACATTCTGTGCAGATTAAGGTTTTAGTTTTTCTTCTAGATCTTAAAAGAACATAATCTATCTCAAAGTCATGTCCTTTATCGCATCTAATAGTGTATTTTTTATTTTCTCTATCTATTTTGAGTATATCATAGTTGCTATATATTTTTCTAACATAATTTGCCAACTCCTCTAATAATCTTATTTTATGTATTTTTTTAATTTCATCGTTATGAAGAGCTATTTCTGTACCATATCTCGATAACATGGTTTGTTTTATTTTTTCGGCTACATCTTTATTTTTTCTAGGATTGTCTACTCCATATCTTTCTATATTAGTTTTTTTGGTTTTTTCTTGTATTATTTTAGAATTTAAAGGGGTTTCTACTCCATAATTGTGCATTAAAGTTTCCTTAGATTTTTTAATTATATCTTGATTGTTTAAAGGGCTATTTCCACCATATTTTTCATTATTGGTTTTAATTATTTTATTTTTTACAATAGAACTCATCGCTGGTATCTTAGTACCATATTTTTCATATGATTTTTTTTCTTTAATTTCTTTAATTTTAGGATCACTACTAATGCATGATATTCCACAATACTTATAATAACCTATAGTAGAATTTTTAAATTTAACAAAATTGTTACAATTTGGATTTGTACATTTAACTTTTTCTGTTATGTTTTTAATATAACAATATACTTTTTCTTTAAATGGTAAGTCAAAAAGATTTTCATTAGAATACTCTAATATGGCTTCATATATTTCTGGATAATTATTTTTAACGAATTTTTCATTATACATTTTTCCACTTGAGCCGTTGTTT